GGGGAAAGTAGCATACATATTAGAAAATTTTAATTAAAATCTATTACTTTCATCTAGTAATTAAAATTAAATACCTACAAAATGTAGATATCCTAAAATGGTCGTGTTATGTTTACCAAAGGAGGCACACCTAACAAATAGTGGAAAGAAAAATCATCTCCAGCAGCACGATAAAACATACAATTAATAACATTTTGAGTGCCAGGAGCTGCTCGGGGTGTAGCAGTAACTACACATGGGGGCGTATTACCCTTATACATATCAGGAAAATTCAAAGGGTATGATGATGACAATATTGCTGGGGTTATGTGTGAAATATTGTAATACGGAACTTCAAACTCAAGAGCGCCCTCTAGAGATTGGAAAATTTGTGTTGTGGAAGGTTCTGATGAAACCATATCATTTGTAAGTGGTACTGTTGCCCAATTATTTGAACCTCCACCTAGAGACGCAACAGTCCACAAACCAGCTGTTGCAGGGGTAGAATACGGACTAGTTCCAATCATAGTGTACATCGTTTGTTGCATACTGCAATATAACTTAACAGTCCAAGATGTATCGAGTGTCTTACGTCCAACTGGAATTCCAGACACATTAGTATAAGTTACACCAGTAGCATCATTGTTAGCAACCTCAGATACAATCTTCCAGCGTTGAGAACCACGCCAGAAACCAAACAACAACCACCAATACTCAATTTGTGGCATATTTCTACCACCAGAGTCTGGTATCCTTGTGGTACACGGCGAAATCATTATAGTTGGAGTTGGTCTTGGTGTTGCCTCAGATGAATTTTGACCTGTCCAACCATTCAAATTATTATTAACCTTACCAAAGCGCTTAATTAATTGACGCACACTAGTTATTTTTTCTCCAGTACACAAAGCTTCAGGAGCCCAATTAGATTCCAATGATTCTTGATCAATTCTTTGTGGCATTTGTCCAAGTTGTGCATCATTACGTTGCACGGCTTCTGAAGTACCCATGAATCCTTGAACGACAATAAAGTCTTCTTCATCTGTTGCTGTTGATGACGGAATATAATTGGGACATGTTGGATTTGCAAACTTCAAATCAGAACCACCTGCAATTTCTACAATAACATTAATTGGACCCACCACAGTACTTGTTGCCTTAAGTTGGTTAATTATTTCAACTTGAATAATACCTGTCACACAATTATAACGATAATAACCAGTTCCACCAGCTGTGTCATTCAACCAATCAGATTCAGGGCGAACACAAGCCATCCAAGGCCGACTAGATATATAAGGAACAGTAAAGGAAACTTCATTTGAATCACGTAAATCAACCACTGTACGATAACATTTATTTGTATCCTGAGTTCCCGCTAAAGATTGATCAAAGCAGTATGGAATAAAAGAAATCTGAAGACGACCAGAATGAAATTGTGTTTTAACAAATTTAAATGTATAAACCATAGATCCTCGCCATAGCCCAAACATGTTCGCGACATAACCCATATGCGTGGTTGCGAATTTAGTTGTAGATCCAATCTGTTTTATTTTAAGAGGAGTTATCCAATTCTGCCAAATAATTCCACTAGTTGCAGTATCACTCCATGTGAACGTATCCCAATAATTTGGAACAGTTACAATACGAGAAATTGCCATCTCATCAACAGATGTTCCAGCCAATCCAGGTTGAGTTTCAATTTCATTATCAGAAGCG